AGCTTCCGCTCTATCCACTGCCGCAAAACGCCAGGGGGCGGCATATAGCGGGCATGGCCAGCGGCGGGGCCGGTGCCGAATTCCAGGTATTTGCCGTAAGGCGCAGTACAGACGAGGCTCGCCTTGATCGTGTCGCCGGTCTGGACAGCCTGCCCGTGGATTTCGTTTCTGAGGCCCGGCGCGCTTGCGCCTTTGGGAGCAAGGGCCACGGCCTTTGCTTCCATCCTGAGCGCGGCCTTGTCGGCGGCTGCCACGAGGTGCCGTTCAAGAGCGGCTCGCAGGCGGCCCGTCACGTCGCCGCTCATTGCGGCCCCTCCGACAAAATCAAGCGCGTGATGCCCTCGTCGCCCCAGAGGTCCTTCCGGCGCGAGACGGTGACGCGGCGGTAGGTCCGGCCTTCGATCGTCAGCGTGGCGCCCTCCGGCAGGCTGATTTCCTTCGCGCAAATGAACACGGCTTCGGTGCCTTGGGCCAGGCCGAGGCCGGTCCACACCTGTTTCGGCCTCACGACGAGCATCCCGGCGACAGGGGTTTCGCTGACGCTGTAGACAGGCTCGCCCAGGTCGTTTGTCCCGCTCTGCGTGCGCGTTTGAATCGTCGCCATGTCGGTTAGGAGGTCTTCGTACATCACCGAGCCGATCTCCGCCAAACAAAGGGTTCCAGCAATTTCGCCAGGTCCCTGTCCATCTCAAGCGGGTCCATCGAGATGCTCACGCCGTCCACGCTCTGAGACCTCATGCCCTCCGCCACCTTCTCGCGCATCGCCCGGTGCCTGCAGTTTCGGGAGGCCAGAGTCAGGCACGCGCGCCTCACGGCTTCGGGCGGGGCGTTATAACCCCAGTCACAAACAAACGTGACATCCACCCCTTTGGGGAAATAGACGCCGGCCACGAGGCCATAGCTCTTGAAGGACAAGGCCGCCAGGTCCCCGGCGTCAAGCGCCTCTCCGTCAATGCTGGCCGCGCTGATGGCCAGGAGCGGCCGCACCGGCAACAGTATTTCGTCAAGGCCGTTGCCAACGACCGTGACCGATGCGCCTGAATGTTTCAGAAAGTCGTGGCGGCAATAGGCGTCAATGGCCGCTGCCGCGTCAGCCAGCAGGGTTTCCTGGACGCCGTCGGCAGGCGCCGTGCCGCCGTCGAGGCTGATCCGGCTTGTGAGGTCCGCCGCCGTCGCGTAAGCACCCATGGGGGCTCCTGCCGGCTCTACTTAGGCCCTTCGCCTTCCGCGCCTTCGGTGGCGGCGGCGTCCGCGTAGGCCCACCGTCCCGTGGCAACGGCGGCGGCGGCATCATCCGCTGAAACGGTGATCGTCCCGCCCTTCTCCACCATGACATTCGTGGTGAGCTTGCTCCGCTCGCCGAACGCCTTTAGTACGATTTGAACCTGATCGCTTTTCTTGGCCATGCGCATCCCCTTGAGGAGGGGCGGGGGCTTGCGCCCCCGCCGTGGAAAGAGGTGAGACGATTACAGCGTGCGAATGCCCTCGACGACGTGGTTGAGCACCTCGGCGTGGCCGACCCTCGCGGTGACGGTGATCTCCACGGTTCGCTTGCGCGGCTGGCGCTGCTTCTCGACGCTCCAGTTCCGCCTGATGCCGACGTAGCAGAAATTGTTCTTAGCCAGAAGCGCCTTCTGTGCCGGGAGGTGGTACAGCTCCTTGCACGGGATGCCGTGCCAGACCAGCCCGCCGCTCTTGTCCTGGGCCAGCGCGCTGTCGCCCATGGGGGTGTTACGGCTGGCGTAGAGGTCCCACAGCTCGGCGTATTCTTCGCTCGCGAGCCAGAAGGCGAGATCGGAGCGCTGCGCCTTAAGGTTTTGGCTGGCGGTGGCCCAGATGCCGGCCAGGAACTCGCCGACGGACTGCGAGACCGCCGGGTTATACACGGCGCCCGAAGCCGTCACGTGCTTCAAAATCCCGTCGAAGGTCTGGAGGAAAGGCGTGCCGCTGGCGGTGTCGCCGTTGACGAGGAGGTCCTGAAGATCGGTCCCCACGGCCGCCATCACCATGTCGCCGGTCACCTGGTCGAGGTAGGCGTTCATCGCCTCTTCGCCAAGTTCGTTCGGGGCGCGGCCGATCGCGTCCTCGTAGTCCTCGTAATCGAGGTCCACGGGGTAAATCACCTCGGTCGTGGAGATCGAGGCCTCGCCGTTCGTGAAGGCGGCGGTGACGCTGGGCGCGGTGGACTTGGTGGCCTTTTGGAGCTGGCGCGCGGCGAGCCCGAGCGTGGGAATCTTGATCGGGTCGCCGTTGCGGATGAGCATCGCCCCCGCCGCCTCAATGGCAGCCAGCAGGGGGGTCCCTTCCGCGCCGGTCGTCTTGATGAACTCGGTGAAGGCCTCGGCCTGGACCTTGCCGCCGGAGGCCAAGGTGAGGGAGGACCGGGTGAAGTATTTGTCGAGGATCGCTGCGATGCGGGCTTGCAGATCGCTGTTCATGGTGGCCTCCCTTAGTTGCCGAAGAAGACGCCGCCGTAGCGGCTCTTGAAGGTTTTCTTGTCATCGGGCAGCGTGGCAGCGCTCGTGCGCTGCGACTTCACCGCGTCAAGCTCGGCCCTGAGAGCGTCGAGCGCGCGGGCCTGAGCCTCTACGGTCGCGGTCAGGTCCGGCTGCGCCGCCGGGGGCGCGGCTGCTGGGGGCGCGGCTGCGTCTGGCTGGGCTCCCTCGATGAGAGCGGTGAGCGCGGCGGCGGCGGCCTCCGCCCTTTTGTCGCCCTTGAACCCGGCGACGCGCGTCTGAAGGGCCTTGAGCCCCTCAAACTCATCGGGCTTCAGCCGGAGCTTCGGCTCTGCCGGTGGCGCGGCCTGCGGGGCCGGGGGCGCCGCTTGCACGGGTCCGAAGATTTTTGAGAAAAAGGCCCTGATGCCCTTTTCAACGTGTCCTTGAATCTCTTTTTCGTCCATGATGTCCTCCTGGTTGGGGGTCCCGAGGATCCGTGCCAGTGGCGGCGCGGTTTCCTTGAAGAGCTTGTAATAGCTGGCCAGCAGGTCATAGACCTTCTGGCGGTCCGAATCCGGGATGTTGGTGCCGCCGTGGGCTCCATTGAGCGCGGCCATCGCTGCCACCACGCCGTAAAAATAAAGCGTCAGCTCGCTGTCGCCGGAGGCGGCGAGTTTCGCAACGGGCAGCTTGTAGGCGTTTTTCGCGTCGGGGTACCCGTCCCCGTCGTCATCGGCGGCGCTCGGGTCATGCCACGCGCAGGCGCGGGCAAGCATTTTCTGGCCGCCCTTGGCCAGGATCGCGTCGGCGTCCGTCTTCCAGTCCCAGGTCCATCCGGCATCCTTCGCCGCAAGCAGAAACCCGGCCTTGCGCGTCCAGAGCGTTACCAAGCAATCGGGGTTCGAGGGCCGGTCAACGAGCGACGCCTCGATGAGTTTATAGCGCGTGAAGACAAAGACCCCCCGCCCGTCGCGCTGTTCTTCCCTCCCGTCGAGCGGGTCGAACCCGATTGAAAAGCCTTTATACACGCCGGCTTCAACCTTGGCCCATTCGGCGTCGTCAACGACTCGGGCGCCGACCCAGAGGCCCTTGTCGTCAAGTTCGAGAATGGGAACCGTACCGGCGGCCACCGGCTCGTGCATTGCGCGCAGCGTGCGCCACTGCTCGTATTCCGCGAGCGCCTCGCGGGTGGCATCAAGTGCGAAGATTGTGCCGTAACTGTCTTCGGCCTCGGTCGTAAGATAGCCGTAGACCATGCGCTGAGAGGCGTCCACCCTGGCAAACTGCAAGAACCGGCTGCCCGGCTGCTGTAGCTGCGAGGGTTTGTGATGCGCCTCCGGCATAATACACGCCTCCCAGTGACAGAATGCGTCACCCGAAAGCAGTTGTCCAGCAAAAATGCACAATCCGCGAAAGGTTAGTCCGGCACTACCGCGACCCAATAGCAGTCACAGTTTGGATGAAGCGGCATCTGTGCCTGGCTGGCCTCTTCAGGGGTGTACTCTCCGGCCATCTCCGCGCAGCCGCAGTTCCCGTTGTAGGCCGGGCCGAGTACCCATTTGACCTTTTCGACGCGCCCTTTGTAGCCTTGCAGGCGAGCGGTGTTCGCGGCTTTGGCAAGCTCGGTTCTGCATATCCGCTCGGCTTCATAGCCTGTCAGGCTAGAGATTTTCTGCAGCCTCTCCATGGCCTGTGTCATGGTTTCGCCGAGCCGCAGCGACTCCAGCAGTTGGGTTTTCACGTCGCCTTTGATCTTGGCCGCCGTTGCCTCGCAGAGGTTCACGGCCTGGGCTTGCAGGGCGGAGATGATGCCCTGGTCAACTTTGAGCCAGGAGACCTCCACGCCAAGCTCGTCAGCGGCACTTTGCAGCCCCGCCTGCACGGCGTCATTGACCGCCTTTTCCAACAAGAGGGCGAAGCCGGATTCCCACGCGCTGACGGCTGAAGAGAGGGCAGCGTCGTCAAGAACGGCCTTGCCGTCTTTGTCGTGGATGCTTTCCCTGATGGCCGTTAGCAGGTCGTCATAGAGTCGGGACACGTCAACAAGCAGCGGGGCCAGCACGTCTTGCGGCGTGCCTCCTTCGGCCCTCACGTCTTGCGGCCTGAGTACGCCAAGCCCGGACAGGCATTGCTCGCAAAGCCTGTGGATGTGCTTTAGGTTACTTTGGTGCTTCTTCGGCACGCCGCGCCTCCTCGATCGCACGCCGAAGAGAGAGCAGCGAATCCACGATCCGCCCCGGCGTCGGCGGCACATTCCCCGAGACGAGGTCCTCGTACTTGACCGGCCCCTGGTTGGTGAAGGCTATTCGCACGTCTCCGGCCGGGCCGATGCCCGGATAGCCGAGCTTTTGAAGCGCCATGTTCATGGTATAAACGCCCTTTTCGAGAAGTGCATTGACCGACAGAACGAGGGCGTTCCAGTCTTCCAGGCTGGCCATTCGGTACGCGAACTTGTAGCCTTCGGGGGCGAACTCGCGCACGACCCATGTCAGGCGCGACGTGAGGATTTCGAGGATAGGCCCGACGACCTCCGCCTTGAAGTTCGCGTCCTCCTGGTAGGCCGTCGCATAGTTGGCCGCGCCGAGCGCCACCTTCGTGGGGGGGACCCTCATTTTCCCCAAAACCCTCGCGCGCAGTAGCTCCTCGCCCTTCGCGTAGGCCACGTCGGCATTGTCCTGAAGCTTCACGGCTTCATGATGCTCGCCAACTCCGTCGAGGACGCCGATCTGCTCGTCGGTTCCCCCGTTGGCGAGCTGCTTCGACCACTCATTCATCCGCTGGTAATCGTCGTCGTCCAGCGTTTCCTGCAACAAGAGGAGCCAGGCCGGAAGGTTGCCCTTGCCGAGCTGTTTGGCGTTGGCCGAGTCCTGAAGCGCCAGCCTGTCAAGGGCGGTCAATATCGGGGCGCCCATGGGGCTTCCGACATAGAGGGCGGTGGGGTCATACCGGCGGATGACAACCATTTCGGACGCTGCCGTGTCCTGGGGCTTTGCCCCTTTGTACGGCTGGAATTTTGCCACGAGCCGTCCCGAACGGGTCACCTGAGCGTAACTTCCGTCGCGGCGAAGGCGAACCGTCGCGGCGGGGACGTGGTACCAGGCGCTTGGCATCCCGTTCACGCCCCGGCGTATCTCTATGCAGGCCTTTCCGGCCAGGTAATCGAGGGCGAGAT